TCGTCGTGGTCGTGCTGAAGTTCCACCCGATGAATTGCGCGGCGACAGCGGATACGTCTAAGGAGATACCGGCAACGGTGTTTACGTTAGCGATGTTTGTGGCGACCGTGCCGATGTTCGTGTTTGCTGCCGCCACTACGCCAATATCCGTGGCATCTGCTGCAACAGCATTGATGTTGGTGGCATTTCCTGCCACAGCCGTAACATTTGCCGAAATACCTGCTACAGTCGTAACGTTCGCGGATATGCCTGCCACCGTAGTCACGTTAGCCGAGATGCCCGCCACCGTGGTCACATTCGCGGAGATGCCCGCCACAGTGTTTACATTTGCTATACCTGTTCCGACAGTATTCACATTCGCAATATCAGTGGCAACGGTATTAACCTCAGAGGTCGGCTCCAGCAAGTCGGCGCCCACTGCGTTCACGTTCGCAATATCTGTAGCTACAGCAGTTACATTGGCGTTATTCGTTGCCACCGTAGTCACATTGGCACTGATGCCAGCAACAGTCGTGACGTTCGCACTGATGCCCGCCACAGTGGTCACGTTGCCAGATATGCCAGCCACCGTAGTAACATTCGCTGATATTCCTGCAACAGTGGTCACGTTAGCGCTGATACCAGCAACAGTCGATACATCTGCGCTTGCTTCGCCAGTCCTGAAGAAGCTTGCATAAGTCTCGGTGCCAGAAACGAAGGTACCGCTGCCTGATACATAAGTTACTGCAAGCTGTGTCCAGCCTGCATTATCAGTCAGGCCGGTGATGTAGTAAATCGCAAAGATATTGCCTTGCTTGAATTGAATCGTTCCCTTGTTCGTGCTTCCAGTTACGTCATCCCAAGACACAACGAATGCAGACACGTCTGCGCTACCGCTTGTCAGATCATCTAAAGCAATCGCTGTAACGCTGGATGCCGTTGCGTGGTTGAAACGTATATTGCCTGCCCCAGGGTCAGCCATCGTCGTGGATGAGTTGAATGTCCACTTGATGAATGACGCATCGACAGCATTATTGAGTTCTGTGTAGTTAAGATTGCTGGAAGTGGCGATTGCGTCAAATTCATCATCCAATTCTGCCCCGGTAACAACCTTCTCAGGATTGCCGGTCAGCAAATTATCTTTTACAGAAAAATCAGTTATTTTAACGTAAGCTGCCATGATTCTCTCCTAAACCAATTTACCGCGTTTTGTGTATATGTCTATCTTTTGCAGCGATAGTAATTTGTTATCTATGTTGCATTCCAGCCCTACTTGTATCGTTCTACCAGCACCGCTTGCATTGACACCAACAACAGTAGCAGCAACAGGCGTGGTGTATTCTGCGCCTGAATTATACTCGCTGGTATTGTAATAGGCCGCATTAGCAGCACCAGCATTTACGGTTACTGTTTGGGAATAAAATCTTTGCAGAAAATCAAAAGCCCATTTAACAATTACGGGCTGGTTTATGCTGACGGTAGTGATGATAATCTTCTTTAGAATGCTGGTCATTATGGGATCGCCAAAGTCTATATGAGGCGATATGTATGCCATCCTGTATGTCAAAGCGTCATCAAGATAAGTGCTGTATTTTCCGATATAACCGGCTTTGCCAAAATACAACACACCAGTTGACGTTGAGCAGAATGCGGTAGGAACATTGCTAGTCCATGTTGTCATCCTTGCTGCGCCATTCTCAAGTTTCGCCCTCAAGTCGAAGCAATATACCTCGCTTGCTGTAGGAAAAGTTAAAAGATAAAAAGCGTTTTCAGTGCTATAAATAGATTTGATAAGCGCAGGATTTGCTTCAATAGCAGTATGCCCTACAATCTCATCCCTGACATTTCTGGATAAATCAGCCATCGGAGAAGATTTTTCCTGAATAACTCTGCCAAGAGTATGAAGCCCTAATGTGGACAGGAATATCAAATCACGACCAACATTCTGAATGGAATCTCGCGCTATACATCCAACAGTTGAGATTGTATCGGACAAGACCATTGAAGCCGGATCATTTGCTCCGCTGTATATCAGGATTTGCGTTTTCCCGAAGATAACAAGGAAGTTGTTGTGCGCGGCGAGTGCCACAATCTCATCGCCACCTTCAGGCCACACCCCAAGCAAGTCAAGGCTTCCAGCCGTTCCACCAGTCCATATCTGCGGGGTGATAATGTCAGACCATGTTATCGTGTTCTTGTCGGTTGCAGTATCTGCACACCAGATGCGCCCGTATGCGCTAATGGCTGTATTGGCCTGCGGTACAGTGCCCGCATAAGTGGCGTGTTCAGACAACCGCCTGAATGTGGTAGTTGATACAGCAGGGTCGTATATCAGCGGATCGTGGCCGCGCTGGAAGAATATCCCGATACCATTGAGTTGAACAAATTGCCAGTTATTTGCGCTTATCGTTGGGGCAGAACCGCCACCACCATAAGTCAATGTGGTAAGCGTTGTGCCGACCAATTTGTATAAGTAACCACCACCAGCAGACAGCATGGTAACTGTACCAGTGTTACTCACAAGCTCACCAATGCATGTTACATTGCTTGTTGATAACTCCGTGTTAGCTGTATGTTGCTTTGCCCATCCTTTGCGCGATGCAATGCGACCAGCGCTATCAATAATGCAGTTGCTTGCTTTCAGCGCATACTTCATGTCCATATCTATAGGCGAATCCTGAAGATTCAGCCCATAAAAGCCTGGTGCTGTTATGGAAAATGGTTGTATTGGCTGAGCCATTACACCGCGCTCCAGCAATCATTTTCCATAAACCGATTGGCTTCCATAGCAATGTCATCTCCCAGAATACCTTTATAAAGCCCGAACGCCTCGCTAGATGATAATCCACCATCTTCGCCGCGCTCTACCAATGCTCTGGCATAAGCGCCTGCAACAACGGCATCTTCTGCCGGAATCGTCAGAACGTCATTATCACCAGACAACTTTGCCTGCGGGACAGTCAAATTGATGCTGATGCTGAACGTGCCATTTGGCGTAGGATATAGTTCTATCTTGCTGTCAGTTCCGTCGTTACCATTCCATGCGTAGTAAATTGGATTGCCGTTCTGAACGGTCGATAACTGCTGCCGGTCAATAATCCACTGAGTTGGCACATTGCGTAATTTTGAGTTGTTTGTTGTGTCATTTATATCTGCACCCCGTGGATACAAGCCTGATCCAGTGACAGTATATGTGCTGGTTCCGCTGGCTGTGGTTACAGTTTTCACCGTGGACAATGCGTCCCACATCCAAGCGTTCTCGACCTGACGCTTGGTATCATTTACCAGCTTACCGATAAGCGTTGAATATGGTGTTTCGTTGACGGTTGATACCGACTGCTCGCGCAGTCTGATAAGAACGTCATTCACTAAAGACAAATAAGTAGCCATTATTCTTGCTCCTTAACATAAGGCGAGAAAGCTGTTCCAAGCATTCCAGCTTGTGTTGCTGCTGGTGCGCTACGGCGTAATCTTGATAATTCATAAGATGGAGTCTTTCCTTGAAGCATTCCACGTTCGGCAAGAGAATGAATTACTGGGCGAGCAATAGCAGGAATAGTAGAAATAAGAGCAGCAGGATGGCCAGTCATTGCTGCACCAGTGGTTCCAGCAAGTGCTGCTGGTATATCCCATCGTCCTCCAGCCGGAGCTTTCATGGATGATGGATGCCTTGATATATCCCTAAAAGTGTTTGCAAATTCAGCGACAGTTTTGAATGCTCCAGTTACCGGACGCTCTATATTCGCATATTTTCCAACAAGTGTTCCTAATTTCTGCATATCAATCAAGTCATCACTCATTCGCGCAGCATCAATCAAGTGAAGTTTTGCGAGTTTTGTACGAGAATCGCGGAATTTATCAAGAAGTGCTTTCTTCCCTACAAGTTTTTGCTCAATCATATTCTCATACATATTTGCTAATTTATAACTTGCCTCTCCAGCTTCTTTTTCTACCATGCCAATTTCTTTACGCTTTTCAGCAATCCGAGCTGTTTCACGAAATTTGCGAATAGAATCCATCAATATAGCAGAATCCATTTCCTTCAATGATAACTGTGTTTTTAGATCGTCAATAACACCACTAAACCCTTTGTATGCTGTAGGGTTCTGTTTCATCTTGTTAGCCATATCGGTCATCATAGAGGCAACATCTTTTTTGAACTCTGGTGTTATTTTTACTTTAACACCAAGAGCTTTAGATACATTTGCGTAATCTTGAGAAAGCTCACCAACTTTTGACGCTACTGCATCATCAGTAATTGCCCCTTTTATTCCAACTTCATCAGCAAGAGATTTTGTAGCTGTTTGTGTGTTTTTTACTGAAATATAATATTCTGGATTTGCATAGCCAGTAGCAATGCGTGACTTTCCTCCGACAGTGCCAATAAGACCAATATCTTTACCTTCTTTCAGTATGCGGTTACCTTTTGCCTCAAAAGATAACTTTTCTTTCAATGCTGCCAATTTAGCAGCGTTTGATGATTCAATAATACCAGCCGCTTTAGGTGCGCCCTTTACGCCAGCAAATCCTACTCCTTGCATTAATGCTTCTTTTACTCCGCCAGCAGCAATTTC